ACACCACGAAATGCTGGCCTGCCCGCGCGAAGCGCAGGTCCTCGGCCAAGGTGGGGTCGATGAGCCGACGGCAATCCTGTGACAGGGCGGTGCCCGCAGCGATCTCGCGACAGGTGGAGATCAGGTCATCCTCATACGCCGCCGCCTGTCGTGGACCGAAGGTCTCGATGGTCCAGCTGGCAATCTCGATCAGCGAGGCTTCCGCCTGCCTTGTAAGACGCCAGGGTTTCGGCATCAGGTATCTGCACGCGCAGCGGCAAAGGCCCGACGGATGGCATCTTCGCCACTGCCCTCGGCCAGATCACCACGCCTAGCCTGTTCGAGCCCGGCCGTCAGACGGCTGCGCAACGCGCCAAGTTCCGCCTCTTCGCGCTCGAGAAGGCGCAGCCCGGCCCGCAGGGCCTCCGAGGCGTTCTGATAGCGCCCGGATGCTACCAGGCGGTCGACGAGGTCGGATTGCGTTTCGGTCAGGACGACGTTTCTGGTGGCCATGGGAGTCTCCATGCGGATCATTGGCAATATATGCCAATGGGTCTGCCGTGTCGACACGCCCCGTCATGATCGTGTTTCAACCCACCCTGCCACGATCCGCCCCGGCACGCCGTCGATGGCCCGCTCGGCATCCCGCGCCAGATCCAGCCGCTTGCGCAGTTTGACCTGCGGTACCAGCAGGAAGATCGGCACCGTGGTCAGCCCGCGGCCGGTTTTCGACCGTGATGCCACCGCGCGCCCCTTGCTGTTCAGCCGCCCCTCGGCCACCAACAGGCTCGGACCCCGGCGCCGGTAGATGAAGCGCAACCGCAGCCCCGTTCGGCGTTCCCATTCTCCGGGGGTGATACGGCCGCCTTTGGTGCTTTTCCCCGCCGCCGGGGTGGGGATGGCCAGCCAGAACCCGTTACGTGACCGGATCAGCGGCCCGGTGTCATGCGCGCCGACGATCACCGGGGCGTTCGACCAGACCAGCGCTGCGGCACTCAGGCTCTCGCCGCCCTTGGGATAGGTGGCGAGCCGGATCGAGTTGCCAAGCCGGGTACCCAGCCCTGCGCCGGTGATCTGGCCGCGCCAGGCGGATTTGAGGCCCGCGCCCGCCTCGCGCATGGCGGTGGTGACCGCCTTCTCGCCCGCAGCGATTTCCGCCTGCATCATCGCAACGATGTCAGGATCGATGGTGAGCTTCAGTTTCATCGGATCACGCCGGGCGCAGATCGAGGGTCCAGATTAGCCGTTCCCGGTCGCGCAGCGGTTCTCCCTGGATGACATGGCTGTCCACGCCGATGACGATCACGTCGCCCGGACGTGGGGCGGGGAGGTCGGCCACGCGCACATCCACCACGGTCGTGTCGCTGACGAACCGGCCCGCACCGAAGTCGGTGACGCGGTCGGGCGCGCGACGGGTGATGCGGATGGGGCGTTCCTCGGACGTCGTGGCCGAAATCCAGAGGGCCGGGGCCGCCATGGAGGCATGGGTGAAGATGCGATCCATGGCGGCGGCGAAGGCGGACATTGGCGCTGTCCGTCAGTTCGACGTGTGCAGGCGGATCGCCAGCCGGGGCCGCTTGTTGACCGGCAGGATCGATGCCTCGGTCATGACGTCGATCCAGCGGCCCTTCTCGTCGAGATGCTGGCGAGCGTAGAGCGGCAGCCCGATGGTGTTGGCGGTTTCCAACAGGTTCGCCGGGCCGCCATAGGTGGTGAAGGTGTCCATCGTGCCCAAGGGGAACGCAATCCCTTCGTTCGCCGGGACCAGCCGTTCGGTCGCCTTGGTCGAGAGGGTGACGGTGCCGGAATACTCCTCGAACAGGATCCCGCCGAAGGGGAAGTTGCGGCGAACATCCTCGCGCAGGGGCTGCGCGCCAGTCGAGGCGTAGAACTTGTAGGCCTCTTCCGTCTTCGGGTGCGCGATCAGCTTGTCGAAGAACTCGCGGCTGACGAGAGCATAAACGCTGGTCATTGCTTCGCCCAGCAGGTTGTCCTCGATGGCGCGCAGCACCTCGCGCGCCTTGCCCTGCACGTTGGTGCCAGCAGTGCCGAGCACGAAGTCGACCGAGATCTGCGCCAGGCCGAATTCGGTGAAGTAGTTGTAGAGGGTGGTGCCCGCCCCATCCTTCACGATGCCGCGCAGCGCGTTCATCTCCATGTATTCGCGGGTCTGGGCATGCTTGCGGCGCATCAGGAGGAGCTTGCGGTTCATCACCTCGACAAGGGGATCGGCCGCGTCGAAGGCGCCGAGCGCAGGTTGTCCCTGGATGTCAGCAGGCAGGATCACGTCGTCATGCGGGATCCACGGCAGGGCGAAGGACCGCATGGACCGGCCCTCGCGCGTGCCGACGGTGGCGGGCCCGCCGAGGGGGACGGAGGGCAGAAGGCTCAGGACGCCTTCATATTGCTCGATGATGACCGAGCGCTGGCTGACCCCTTCGAAGCGGAAGAGGCCGATCTGGGCGAGGCGGGTGTAGAGGTTGGGCAGGATGTTGATGGCCTGCGTCATTTCGGCCAGCGAATAGCCGCCAGCGTCGAAGGGATTGCGGACGAGGGTCATGGGGATGCTCCGGGGGATAAGGGGAGGGGCGACGTCGGGTGGCCGGTCGAGCCGAGCGTCAGACGCTGTCGCGGGCGATGATGCCTACGGCGGCCAGCTGGCCGATCTTGGTGGTGATCTTGGCCGCGTCATCGACGGTGGCGTCGTAGGCGAGGCCAGCGCGCGAAACGATGGCCGGGCCGCGTGCGACGACGATGCCCACGGCGTCCGCTAGGGTTGCGTCCACTCCGTAAAGCAGCACAGCCGAGGCAGTCTGAGCGCCATCGGTGCCGCCACTGGTGGCCAGCTTGTATTTGCCGCTGGCGGTGATGCGGCCGAGGACAGCGCCCACGGGATAGGCTGACCCCGCGAGCAGCGTCACCACCTCGCGGGTATAGTTCGGGTTGACCTCATATTTGAGGACATCGCCCATGCTGGGCGGTTCCGTCAGGACGGGCATGGTTCAGTCTCCAGGATGTTGGGGGATGGGGTGCGCCCGGTGCGGGCGGAACTGTCAGCGCGAGGCGGCGGCGGATTTCTTGGCGGCCGCCACGATGGGGCTTTCCTTCGCGCCAGCCGCCGGGGTTGTGGCGATGATGCCAGCGGCATCGCTGCGGGCGGCGAGATCGGCGAGCACCTTTGCGCGGAGCGCTTCCGGCTTCACGCCCTTGGCGACCGCATCGGCAGCATCGATATGGACGCCAAGGCGCGCTGCCTGCGCGCAGACCTGTGCGACCTCGGCCGCCTCGGCGCGGATGGCTTCGGGCGACATCGCGGCCGCCGCGGTTTGCGGCTGTGCGATTGCCGCGGGCGCGGCCAGTTCCGGCGCTGGGCTGGCGGCAGACGCGGCCGGAGGTTGCGCATGGTCTTCGGGGGCGGTGGTCATCATCGGGCCCTTTCCTCTGGGGGTGGTTGTGCCGCGGGGTGCGGCGGCGAAAGCGCGGAAGGCGGTGACGGGGTCGGCCACCTCATCGGCAAGACCGGCGAAGACGGCCGCCTCGCCGCGGAAGACGGCGGCTTCGGTGCCCAGCGCCCGGCTTGTGTCCAGGCGTCGGCCACGGCCCTCTGCGACGGTTTCGGCGAAGAGCTGGCGCAGGTCTTCCAACTCGCCCGCGATCCGGATGCGGACGGCCTCAGGGGGGGGGCTGATAGGGGTTCGCATCGACCTTGCGCGCACCTGCATGGATCAGCGTGACGGCAATGCCCTTCTGGTCGAGCGCCCCGCTCATGTCGCTGTGCATGGCTACGACGCCGATGCTGCCGACAGCGCCGGTGCGGGGGAGGATGATCCGGTCGGCCTGGGAGGCCAGCGCATAGGCCGCCGAGAGCGCGTGATCGGCGACGAAGGCATGGACCGGCTTTTGCGCCCGAGCTGTGCGGATGCGGTCGGCGAGGTCGAAGGCCCCAGCGACCTCTCCACCGAAGCTGTCAATGTCGAGGGCGATGCCACGAATGGCGGGGTCGGCCAGCGCTGCCTGCAACTGCGCCGCGATCCCTTCGTAGGATGTCAGCCCCGAGGACTGACCGATCCAAGCGCCGCGATGCACCAGCGTGCCTGCGATCTCGATGACCGCGATCCCGTCCACGACTGCGAAGGGCTGGCCGCCATTTCGCGTCTGTCGGGCAGTCAGGTCATCACCGGAGAGGGACGCCCGGGCGGACAGGCTGGCTGCTTCGCGATCCTCGATAGCAACTTCCAATCCGTCAACGCTGATCTCCCGCCCCGTGATCCGCGGCCCAAGGCCGGTCAGGAAGGCCAGCGCCTTTGCGGGATCGACCATCAGGGGCGTGTTGAAGACGCGCTGGGCGATCTGGGTGTGATGCATCATGCGTCCTCCGCGGGCCGGGGTTCCCGGTCCTCGCCGTCGACTTCCTGATCGTAGCTTTCCTGCTGATCCTGCCGCTGGCCCTCGGTGTCACCGGGCGCGGCGCCGCCACTCGCCGCCTGCGCTGGCGACCCCGGCCGCCGGAAGTCGAGCCCGAGGTCCGCCTCGCGTTTGCGTTCCGCGGCGATTTCGCGGTCGACTTGTTCGGCATCATAGCCGCGCTCGGCGATGGCCTGTGTGCGGGATTTCAGGCCCGCCTCGATCTGCAGGATTTCCGCCGCAGCGTCCTTGGCCGGGTCGATCCAGTCCCATTTGGTCGGAAGCCAGTCGCAGGCGAGGTATTGCCGCCGGTCGGTGGCATAGCCCGGCAGATCGATGGCACCCGCCAGCACCGCCATGTCCATCCAGCGCGTCCAGACGGCACGGCAGAGCTGATAGACCATGACCGAATGCTGGAAAGCCGAGATGCGGCGGCGGAAGTCGACGAGCGCGATCCGGGTGTTCGAGAAGTTCCCCTTCGCCGTGTCGCCCGTCAGGTAGCCATAGGGCACGCCCAGCGCCGCGCCGATCTGCAGCAGCGTGCGGTACTGGAAGGGTTCGTAAGTGGAGCCGGAATCCGGCGTCGAGGGTGTGGTCACGTCCTCGCCAGGGTCGAGCCGCACCACCTGGCCGGGTTCGACCTCGAGATCGTCCTCAGCCGGATCGAGGGCGGTTTCCGGGGCGGGCGAGGTGATGAACATCGCGAACATCGCCGCGGTCTTTTTCCGCTCGAGTTCCGCGTCGTCGTAGAGGTCGAGGGTGAACAGCTTCACGACGGCCGCCGCGAAGCGTGAGACACCGCGCAGTTGGCCTGCCTCGACGGGATCGAGGATGTGAATCACCTCCGAAGCGGGCACGCGCACGGTTTCGCCCGCCAGCCCTGGATCTGTCATGTCCCCCGGATGGCGGCGCAGGAAGTAATAAGCCACGCGACGTCCGATGCCGTCGAACTCGATCCCCTGACGGATCGATCCCGCACCGGGCAGGACGCGGGTCATGTCCTGGGGCAGCATCTCCGATGGCAGCATCTGCAGCTGCATCGGCACAGTCAGACCGTCTTCCGCCCGCCGCGTCCGGATGCGGAGGAACACCTCGCCTGCCAGGAACACCTCCCGCGCCGCGCGGCGCTGCAGCCCGAAGAAGTCTGTCAGCCCTTCGGCGTCGGCCTCGTCGGTCCATGCGAGCCAGAGCTTCTGCAATTCCTCCTTCTTCGCTGCGTCCGCGATCTTCGAGGACGGCTTGATCCCGTCGCCGACGACGTGATTGGCAAAAGCATCGACTGCGTTCGCGGCGTAGCCGTTGTTGCGCACGAGCCAGCGCGCCCGGGCGGTGATGGTCTCGCCCGAGGCGGCGATCAGCGTGTTCACATGCGCCCGCGTGGCCCTGAACCCGCGCATCCGGCGGTGGGACTGCGCGGCGTCGAACCCGCCGATGATGGACCCGAGCCGCGCGCGGAAGGCGTCGAGCACCATGGTCACAGACCCTTCGTCGCCACGGTGCCCCAGCGGCGGCGACGTGGGGTGGCAGAGGCGGCCGCGATCCGTCCCTCCAAATCGCGGATCGCGGCCGCCAGTTCAGCGTCCGAGCCATAGGTCACGGTCTTGCCGTCATAGCTGACGCTGCGCAGCCCGGCGAAGCGGGCTTCCTGCAGTGCCGTGAGCAGGGCCTGCATGCGTTCCAGGTCCATCAGTCCCTCATGAAGTTCGGGGTATAGGCCCGCCGTCTCCGGCGCGGCGCGGTCAGGGTTCCGGCCTTGGGTTGGGCCGGGTCGGGTGGTGCGGAGGCCGCGGCGACCGCCACCGGCAGCCGCGTTTCCACGCCCGCTTGCGCTTCCAGCCGTCGCCAGGTGGCCTCGTCCCATCGATCGGCACCGAGGATCCACGCCGCGGCACGGGCGTAGACCCGGC